GAGACTCCTGAGATGTTCAAAGAGACTGTACGCAGTCCTAAACCTACTAAGGTTAGCAGTACTGATGTTGACGATACAATAGCTCCTTACGAAGATATACCTGCTCCTGCTACTTATGACGAAATGTTTAAAGCTTTAGCGTCAGATAAAAAGAAGAAGATAAATGTAGAGATACCTGAAGGAAGACAAGTTGGAATACGATTAGATATTCCCGCATATCTAAGGAAAAAAGATAGTGCTTGGGTTCCTACTATACACGACGAGACTAAAGGAGGAGTTACTTCTCATAGAGGAACAGTTTCCATAACAAATGTTGATTTAACAATGAGTCCTAGCAAGCAGAAAGCTTCTCTGGATATAAGAGAAGGCGACAAAATGAAAGCAGAAATAGATCGTCTTGCAGAACAGGGTACATTAAGAACAGGCTTTAGAACAGGGGATCTGTCCAAAGGTAAACTAATTGATGCCACTACACCTGAAGGTAAAAAACAAATTGCTGCTTTGAAAAAGCAATACGACAAAAAACCTTTTGCAAGAATAGGTGGAAACCTTGTTAATAGGACAGATGAAGAGAACTTTTCTTTGGCTAAAAAATATCTAAAAGACCCTGAATGGACTCAAGTTGGATTCAACCCTATGAAACATTCTTACTTTTTTGATAGAAGAACAGGAGATCCTGTAATAGGAGGTGAAGAGGCTATTCAAGTGGGTCCTTTGGTTCTAGTTAAGAACGCAATAAAAGGAGATAGGAAAGATTTTCTTTTCTCCAAAGGTGGCAAGGTTCTTAGAGCCTTGAAGAGAAATGGCTAGATATTTTTTTTTGCAACGATACCGCTACTACTTCTAATAGGAATACATATGTACAAATACTTTACAGAGAAAGAACTAGAATGTAAACACTGCGAAGAACAGGGTATTGATCCTGCATTCATGCAAAAGGTAGATAAGCTACGTGACAAGATGGGATTCCCTTTTCCTATTACTTCTGCCTACCGTTGCCCAGACCACCCCATAGAAGCTCGTAAAAAGGCCGCTGGCGCACATGCATCAGGAAGGGCTGTAGATATAGCGGTATCTCATAAAAACGCTTACAAGCTCTTACAGGGCGCTCTAGAGGCAGGTTTCACAGGGATAGGGGTAAGTCAGAAAGGAGGGGTACGATTTATACACCTAGATGACCTACCTGATTCTGAAGGCAGACCAAGACCACACGTATGGAGTTACTAATGATATTTTACACTGAGGATCTTCTGGGTAAGGTATACAAAACCTACCAACTGCATCAGGCTAAACACAACATGCCTTTCATGCGGCTTGAAGATTTTCGTTTAATGTTTGAAGAGCAGCAAGAAATAATTATCAATGAGATAGAAGAGGAAGAGGCTGATGGCGATTCCAGTGCTTGATGGATTACTAAAACTAGGAGGCACTTGGTTAGAAGGCAAGACTGCCAAGACCAAGGCTAAGGCAGAAGCAGAGGCGGCTGTAATGATAAAGCAATCTGAATCTGCTGCTGATTGGGAGACTGCTATGGCGCGAGCGTCTAATCAGTCTTGGAAGGATGAGTGGCTTACACTTTTATTTAGTGTGCCTCTTATACTATGTTTCTTTCCTGCCACTGTAGGTTATGTACAAGCAGGATTTGAAGCATTAGAAGCTATGCCAGATTGGTATCAGTACAGCTTGTCTGTAATTATTGCTGCATCATTTGGCGTTAGATCTGTAATGGGAATAATGAATAAAAGGAAATAATTATGAGTGACGGAACTATAAAGATACCTCAGTGGGGACTACCTATAGCAGCAGCGGCTGTAAGCCTAGCAGTTGCTTGGGGCGTACTACAAGCTAATACTGCACATGCTTCAGAAGATCGTGAGCGTATCGCAGCTATAGCGGAGGAAGCTGCAAAAAAAGCACAGGAGAACGGTCAAGCACAGGCAGTGACGGAGCAGAAGGTGGAAGCAATAGTCAACTCTCTGGCCCGTCAGGAGAAGATTCAAGAGAAGACCAACGAGCAGATACAAGCTCTCGTACAGGCTCTCCTGTCCAAGTAGAGTATGACCCAAGAAACCCAAAATTGTTCTGCGATATGCGCGAATACCGCATGTTACGCTATGTGCAACCACCAGCAGAGCGACACAGAGTCGCAAAGAAATGGCTGTTGTACAACAAAGGCAAATGCGGGTACGGAGCGGAAGTGTATGTGCGCAACCAAGGCCCAAGAGTACTTGGAACAGCGTGGGACATTAAGTTAGTACTTCTTACTTGGGACTTGCGAAGACCTACTGCTGTTAAAACAGAAGCTGTTAAGAAGAAAAGGAGACTATAGTGGACGCTGTAGCTCCTTTTCCTAACAGTGTAAATGCACATGACTATGTAGTATTAGATAAAGTACGTGACATACGCTCTATGAAGTATCAAACTATCACAGGTAAAGATGACGTACAGGCTGTTAACCAGTATGAGCAGTTCTATTACGAGTATAGGAATGGGCAAGTCATGGTGACTATACTTAAAATAAAAAGTCAATTAAAATATACAATAGATATAAGAGCATGACTATGATGATCTTTGTCCTTCTCATACTGGAGCGAGGACAACCTACAGGAGAAGAGTTTTATTTTAGAGAACTAACTTCTTGTTTAGAATATTCTGCTGCCTTGAACAGTCAGTCAGTTGCAAATAATAATTCTCTGTTAAGTAACAATAATTATTTTAAAACTTATTGTAGGGTTCGTCAGATCAATGTATCTGATGCAGGAAGTAAAATACTATTTAGAGATCCAGCAAATAAAGAGGAATAATATGGCTGCTAAAAAGAAAACTAAATCTAGAGTTAATGAGGCTGGTAATTATACCAAGCCTACTATGCGTAAGCGACTATTTAACAAGATTAAAGCTAGTTCAAAAGGTGGAAAGCCGGGACAGTGGTCGGCGCGTAAAGCACAAAGACTTGCTAAAGAATATAAAGCCGCAGGTGGTGGATATAAGTAATGGCACTTAAAAAATCTCAAAGATCTTTGAAAGCTTGGACAAAGCAGAAGTGGAGAACTAAGTCTGGTAAAAAATCTAGTGAAACTGGAGAGCGTTACCTGCCATCAGCAGCCATCAAAGCTTTGTCAGATAAAGAATATGCAGCGACTACACGTAAGAAACGTGAAGACACTAAGAAGGGTAAGCAGCATAGTAAGCAACCTAAGAAGATTGCAAAGAAGACAAGGAGCTACAGAAAGAAATGAGAGAAGATTATAAAAAAGGTGGGAAGTCTAAGCGAGATCCTAGACTAGCTAGGGCAGGTGTGTCTGGTTTTAACAAGCCAAAGAGAACTCCTAAGCATCCTACAAAGTCTCATATTGTAGTTGCTAAAGAAGGCGATAAAATTAAAACTATTCGTTTTGGTCAGCAAGGTGCCAGCACAGCAGGTAAACCAAAGAAAGGTGAGTCTGATAGGATGAAAAAGAAACGAGCCAGTTTTAAGGCCAGACATCGTGCCAATATAAAGAAGGGAAAAATGAGTGCCGCTTATTGGGCAAACCGTGTCAAATGGTGATTATTGCAAAGCTTGCAACTCTTCTGATAACTTATCGTGCATATTCTTAAACAAGGGATCTAGTTCTTTTATTATCTTTTCAATAGACGCAACATCCTCACCTTCAAATACATTCTTTATTTTAGCTAGAGGTAGAAGAGAGTACTCTGTCATAAGCACCCCCTTCTCATCTATAAAGACTCTGAAAGATATAATGTTACCTTCTTTCATGCGAACTTCACTTTTTCTACGTTACCACGCAGCCCCGCCTTCATATAAGTAGTTGCACGGCCTTCAAAGAAGTTCTGATGCTCTACACCCAACACATCATCAAGCCAATCTAGCGGATTATCTTTTACATTGTAGTTAGGTTTTAGTCCTAGCTGTAGCAGCCTACGATCTGCAATGTATCTGATGTACTGCTGCATTTCTTTCTTTGTCAATCCACGTATGTCGCCTTGTTCAAACACAAGATCCAAGAACCTATCCTCTAGGTCAACCATTTCACGACATGCCTGATAAATCTCCTTTTTGAAGTCATCAGTCCACAGTTCAATGTTCTCTTGAATAAACTCTCTGAATAACTTTGTCATTGCTTCTACGTGCATAGACTCGTCACGTATACTGTATGTAATAATCTGTCCCATACCCTTCATCTTACCGAAGCGTGGGAAGTTTAGCAATATGATGAAGCTGGAAAATAACTGTAACCCTTCAGTGAAAGCAGAGTAGATAGCTAGAGCCTTTGCAATGGACTGTCTATCGCCTTTAGTGACCCGTACAGCGTCGATATACTCGTGCTTGTCTGCCATAGCCTCGTACTCTGCAAACGCCTTATACTCAATCTCAGGCATTCCTACGGTGTCTAGAAGCAGACTGTAGGCATGTTGGTGTATTGACTCCATGTTAGCAAAAGCAGACATCATCATACGCGCTTCAGGCTTCTTAAAGATCTTCATGTAGCGGTCAACATAACCAGACCCTACATCTACATCAGACTGAGTGAACAGTCTAAAGATCTGTGTAAGTAAATTCTTTTCAGACTCATCTAAGTCTTGCCAATCTTTCACATCATTGTGCAAAGGTACGTCTTCTGGAAACCAGTGCATCTGATTCTGCTGTGAGTAGTAATCGAACATCCAAGGATGGTCAAATGGTTTGTAGTAATCTCTAGTATCTAATAAGCTCATTGTTTTCCTTAATCAGTAAAAGAAGTTTCTAATACAACTAATTTATCTTCTGCTTCAGCTATCTTTCCCACTAACTCATCCATAGTCTCAAGCATTGTATGCTCACCTACGGCTGCTGGGTTGTCCAGATAGTTTTTTAGCTCTGATCCAGCCCACATTATCTGGGCCTTGTACATACTCTTGAGTGCTTTTAATTTATAGTCTTCCATTTTTCTTTTAGATCCTTTTCATTTTTAGCTGCCCATATTCTAAAACTAAGTTTGTCTAGTTTGTTATAATTCATTGCGTACTCAGCCCACTGTTGAATACAGAAGTTTTTAAACTTAGTATCTTCTACATCTTTTTTAGCGTAGAACTCTTTGAACTCTTCATAAGGTGCAAGCCTATTTTCTTCCCAGATATAATACTGACAATCTTCTATTGGATGCTTAGACATATCTGGTTCTCTTTCTGCATTCGCATATCATATGTGCGCCATACTTCCTACACATTGCTATGTGAGAGTCTGGACACTTTGTATTTTTGGGACTGTATTGATCCCAATAGTTACGCTGTTGTGGTGCTTCGGTAGCACAAGCAGATAATAGCAACAATAAAAATAATAATTTAACCTTCACAGCTTAAACACTCCTCTTCTTCTAAGTTTATTCTTGGTATTTTGACGTTAACATTCTCTGCATTTCTAGCTGCATTAGAGCGGAGGTAATACATAGATTTGAGTTTGTAAGCTCCTGCCCAATGTACGCTATTAATATATTCCAGATACTCATCGTGCACCTCCTGATCTGCTGTAGCTGGTGGCGGTATAAAGAATAAGTTTACTGACTGAGCTTGGCACACATACTTCTGTCTTTGGTATGCGTGTTCAACGATCCAGATTTGATTGATCTCAGGTGCGGTTTTGAATACTTCTCTTTCTTCTTGAGATAGCGCCTCCAAGCCTTCAACAGAGCCTTCAGCAGCAGCAATATCCTTCCACGTTTTTTCTGTGTTGATGCCTTTTTCATCTAGTAACTTCTCCAAGTACTTATTTTTTACTTTGTATGAGCCAGTTAAAGTCTTGTGCGTAAATACGTTAGCACGACTAGGTTCAATACTAGGACTCGTTCCACCACATATAATACTGCTGCTGGCGTTAGGAGCAATAGCAAGAAGATGTGAGTTACGAAGACCACTGCCAACCATATCAGGAGCTTCACCCCTAGATCCAGCCAACTGTACACTAGCTTCAGTAGCTCTTTCCTTGATGTGTTTAAAGGCTCTGTTGTTGAAGCTGGAAGCGTACATTCCTTCAAAAGGGATTCCATTACGTTGAAGATAAGAATGAAAGCCCATCGCACCAAGGCCAATCGCCCGTTCTCTATATGCACTATAAGCGGCTTTTGATTTTCCATATTCTTCTTTACCCTCTCTAACATATTTTCTAAAATCATTTAAGTTTGTTACGTGTGTACCAAGAACCATGTTTTCTCTTATATTGCCTGTACTTATATGATTAGATTCTAAAATACTAAGAATAAAGTGTTCAATAGTATTATCCAGCATGGTAACTAAATCACTAATAAACAACTCATCGTCTTTCCACTCATCAAAGTATTCTAAGTTAACACTTGACAAGCAGCAAACTGCTGTGCGCTCCTCACTTGTAGGCAAGGTAATCTCAGAGCATAAATTACTTTGACGTACTTTAAGTCCTAAGTCTTTCTGCTGTTGCGGCAGAGCCTCGTTACAACGATCAAGATTAACAATATATGGTTCACCTGTCTCTGCTCTGGTGTGTATTAGCTGCCACCATAAGTCACGCGCTGCTACAGTCTTTACTGCTTGCTTTGATTTAGGATCAATCAGCCGCCAAGGGAGGTCGTATTTGACAGAGAATAAGAACTCATCAGAGATACTAACGCCATTATGTAAATTAAGACACTTGCGGTTAAGATCACCACCAGTAGTTTTTCGCATAGCAATAAATTCTTCAATCTCTGGATGACTAATATCCATATACGCTGCATAAGATCCTCTCCTAGTAACGCCTTGATTAAAAGCAAGCATCTGACTGTCTACGACATGCATGAATGGAATGCTACCAGTAGACTCACTACCGTTAGAAGTAGATACCCCATTACTCCTAACATCACCCCAATATCCACCCAAGCCTCCACCTGAACTAGCCAACCATATGTTCTCGTCATAATGATCAGATAGACCATGCCTTGAATCAGGAACATAATTAAGAAAGCAAGAGATAGGTAAACCACGCTTGGTTCCCCCGTTGCTAAGGATAGGAGTGCTAAACATGAACCAATTAGAACTTGCGTAATTATAAAGTCGCTGTGCAAGATCGAAGTCAGTATGTCCTTGATAAGTAGCAGTATAAACAGCGGCCCTTGCAAAAGCTTCTTGAGCATGTGTTTCATCTTCCCAAAAGTATCTGTCTTTTAAAGTTTCTAAAGAGAACTCATTTAGTAATTCTTCTTTATCATAGTCTATCTCTATGCCTAGATAATTCGTCTTCCCAGTTTTCAATGTCATTTATATCTTCCTTTTCTCTAAGCTGGTCTTTTCTATAACCTTTAGTACGTGCTTTATTTTTAGATTGTTTCCGCTTGTTGAACCTTTCCCTACGTTCTTCTTTCCTATCCCAAGACATCCTGATTCTCCATCAAGAACTTGAGCAATCGCTCCTCGTACCAACGAGCTTTGCGTAGGTCTTCTATGGGCTTCTTCTTGTACCTGAATCTCCAGCGGTACTTTAATGAGTTACCACGCAGATAACCTACAAACTCATCAGGTGTGAGCATAGCTTCAATAGCTTCTATGCACTCTACTTTACCGTTATTATAATGAGACGGGTGTTCCACCATATCATCCTTAGTAGAAACCGCAGAAGAATGTACGTCAAATGTCTCTCCAAACAAAGGATGATCATTAGGAACATCTTCTTCGTCATCAAGCCACTGGACTTGAAACTTATTGTCTCTTCCTATTGTCTTATCTCTTAGATTATCCCACTCTTCTGGTGTTACATCATCAATACTCATTGCATCTCCAAGTTTGTCTTATCTGTTCTTTGCTTAAACTCTTCAGTCTCTCTACAGTCAGAGTCTATCCATGACTCTGGAATACTGTCCTCACTATACCATCTGAATCCGTTCTTCTCAGCCCATTCTGCATGGGATCTCTTAGTACCATCTTTCCTTCTCTTTGCTCCCGGCATAGGAGCAGAGGGGTTAGCAAATAGGAATACAAGTTCTGTATTTTTAGGCAAGGCTTTTCTTAACCACACGTACTTACTGTACTCAGCATGATCCCAGAACCTTCCTTTAGATTCAAGAAGTATTCTCTTCTTACCTATAACCTTAAAGAAGTCTGGCTCGTATGTATGCTCTGTAACATACGGTACTTTCTCTGTGTGATGTTCCCAGTATTTAAGTATGCCTTCATGGAGAACAGCCTCCCATATAGAATCATACTTACTACCATCAGGTTTAACATATTTTTTAGGGCGGGGTACTCTAGGCTTACGCGCTGCCATCTACTA